TAATCGACGTATTTCTGAAAGTTGTTTTTGTACAGACCGCCGAGACTGCCGTATTCGGCATATGAAAGTTTTGTATCACCAAGGACTATATGAGCGATGTGTCCGAGTTTATATGACTCCTGATTGCCGTAAGTATTTAATGTGAACTTACGAAATAGATCCAAATAGTCCAACTGGGAGACGCCGACGATTTCGTACGAGAGTTTTGTCTGACCCATGATTGTTACATTCTTTTGCCGAATGCAACCTTTGATTGTTGGCCACGGAGACAGTTTGTGACACATCGGCTCGCCAAGGAGCTTTACAATTCGATTCACAACATATGGTACGTCAAAGAATCTGGAATTCCAGCCCGTCAGAATATCTGGCATGTTATGTGGATTCGACCACCACTCAAGGAAGCCTTTCATCATTGCCTCTTCGGTAACAAACTGATGATATTCCACCTTACCCGCAAAGATAGACTGTTCGGGGTCGAATGGCTTTAAACCCCAAACATTAAATTTATCGGAATTACTACTTTTTACAGTAAGTACTGTAATAGGATAATCGGCATTTTCAGGATTCGGAAAGCCATCTTCCGAATGCACCTCAATATCCAATGAGGCTACATTCACTACATCACGATTAAATTTAATTTCATCCGGAAACTGAGTCTGAATAAAATTTGTAACCCAACGAGTGTTTCCGTAAACCGCTCCGGTATGCTGATACATTGCAAGAAAATCCTTGGCATCACCAATCGATCCAAATGGATTGGGTTTAACCGGTACTCCCGTGAGAGAAGTGTAAGGAGCATTAGCTTCCTTGGCCTCAAGAAATAACGCCGGCTTAAAATTGACTCTGTCCTTTACACGAAGTCCGTCACGGTAGCCGCGGTAGAGAATATGATCGCCGTATGTTTGGACATTGGTGTAAAATTCCATTTAATAACAATATACCTTTTTAGTGCGGAAGTAAATCAAAAAGTGACGGTCTTGTAGGCGTATTCTATGGCTCGCTCTGCTTCAGTGTGTAAAGGGCGTTTTTGATAGATACGTGAGGTATCTCTGTCCAACTCTTTAAGCATATCGGCAATCTGTGTAGGTGTAATCGGGTACCTTTTCTTAACCGCATTACAAGCAATACTAGACATGATCTTGTAAATCATTCTGTATCTTCCAGAGCCATCAATGGATGATATTGATTTGTATTCGGTGATTAATTTGCGGTTAACGAACGGGCAATCTAAGTATGAATTCCAACGAATTCCGGTGTTGTTGTTTGACTGCTCCTGACGATATTTTAAAATCTCATTCTTTATGTTTTCTGGAAACCTATCAATTAATAAAAGGGATTGTTTTTCTACAAAAGGATGTAGGTCCATAATTGTATCTGGATCCATAACCTCGCCAGAACGTATAAAGATAAAATTGTCGGCTTCCGGATATTGTGCCGGTACATAATACATTCGGCTAAGATCCTTTGTTTGTTCGTCTCCCATCGAACCAAAGTGCTTATTCAAAGCATACCAAAAGTGCCGAATCTTATCGGCAGGAACTATTTTGTTTAGTTGAAAGAGAACGCGAAACTTCTTTTTCTCCGGCCGAGAAGATGCAGTTGAATAGCAAATATGTGTGTATTGAGAATACACTTTTAAGGCTTCCTCAAAAGTACAACTATATTCATCCACATCCAAGGCTGCCCAACCGCCCCAACCGGTTACATTTGCATTTGCCCGTGTGGCTTCATCGGTATAAACAGCTGGAGAAATTAGGGAGGAAGACTTCTTCTTTTCACCTTTCTTTGCTTTGTAACCTGGAAGTTTTGCCAAGGAAAACATAAGAGTCTCGAAGGCTTCCCAGCCTTTTACCGTAACCTTTTTATTCGTCTTATTATCAAAGATCGAATCAAATACTGTAAGGGAATAATTCACTATCAAATATTATAACAGAATTAAGAATATGTAAACCATAAAATAAAGAGAGTGGTAGCCACAAAAAGCAGCTACCACTCAGTAATCCGACAGGTCGATCTACGTGTTTATTAATATGTCATGTCGTATTATACTGTGTGACCTGGGTGTGATCGATAACTGCCAGAAGTATTATTTAGTCCCGAAGAAAGGTCTTACCAATTTCGATCTTCTTTGGGCGCTCGGATTCAGGAATTACTTTTGTGAGAGAGATGGAAAGAATTCCATGCTCTAACTCTGCACCTTTTACCTCAACGTATTCCGACAACGTAAAAGTTCGTGTGAACTTACGTGTTGAAATACCCTTGTAGGTATATTTGCGAGTATCTTCCATTGATCCAGTTACAGTAAGGATTGAATCCTTCAGCTGTATGTCGAGACTCTCTTTTGAGAATCCTGCGACTGCGATTTCCACCATAAAGTTATCATCATCAATCTGAATGATATTATGCGGTGGATAACTATCTTCTCTTGAGGAGACTCGGTTGAGCTCGTTGAAGAGATGGTCAAAGCCTACAAAGGCCGACCGTGGGAACGTGTATGTATTTGTCATCTGATTTACCTCCAGTTATGCAAGGTTATTGCTTTTCTAATTACCGATAACCCCAGTCGGGCATTATCGGTTGATGGCGTAATTGCCATCAAACTTATTTATATTACTTCGTATTACCGATTGAATATTTTGCTAACAATTCCCAATTTACCTTGTCTCGGTGTGGGATAATCTTGATCTGCCGTAGGGGAGCTTTCTCCTTGGCCTGATCATTATTTACAATTGAAACTAAACCCCAGTCCGACAGAAGAGTGGTAATAGTGTTACGTCTTTGTAAATCGTTCGTATTTAAATTTGAGGGCTTGCCATCAAGAAGGAATAATTCCTTAAAATGAACAATAAAATAACGTCCCTGCTTATGAAGAATATGACAAGACTGATAGAGCTTATTTGTGGTCTTTCGTGAGGCAACTCCAATTCGAGTCAGTGTCTCACGTACCTTTAAGAAATCATCCGGTTCATTCAGTGTAACCTCAAGCATCATTGCAGGTGTCCATTCTACAGGAGTGACATCGATTGAGTCGCTCTGTATGACATCATTGCTTTGATTGTTTGATTCTGACGCGTCCACCTTTAAAAGTTCGTTTTTTAAGTTCGTTTAGTTGTTCGGAACTCAAAATCGTCAAAGCGGATCTAGCCTTTTCATTACTATATCCATAATGTTCTTTAACAATCAAGAGGTCGGCCGATTCAGTTGGTTTTAACCATTTGCTGAAGCGGCGTTTCCTACTAACACTATTTATCAAATAGTCGAACTGGAGTCTCTCGAACTGATGGTAATTCCGATTCATCTCGTTGGCGTACAATACCGTCTCCAGAAAGTATGAAAGACCTCTATTCACCATAAATGGAAGATACTGTTTTTCGGCAATATCATCCACCATGACATTTACCTTAGTGTCATTAATGGCATTTAAGAAGTCGAATGGACTCATATGTTACTTCCATTCGACATTGGCCATAAGCTCGACAAGACACGCGACCATATTTAATTCGTGGTCGGCAACAAATGCTTCTTGATACTGATATTTGGAAAGGATAATAACAACTTCAGGAACGCCGTCGGGCTTGGCGTATTCCGTTACATTATCATAAATCTTGCGAAAGATTGCCGCTGGTTCTGTATCGATGTTATTCACTACCCACGCACGAGCTGCTTTAAAATCTTTATTTTTAATGGCAGTAATGAGTGCAGTGACATTAAGATCGGATGTACTGGTAAGAATACCCGAATCAATTTTACCGGACACAGAGTACCTCTGGCACTCATTAATAACACGGCGCCAGTCGGGAGCAAACCTAAGAATCAGTTCAGCAATAGTAGCTTGATCGTATTGAATATTTTCGGCTTTAAGAATAAATTCAAGACGCTTTAAGAAAGCATTGGCAAGACTCGCCATTTGCTTTTTAGTAGTATTGAATTCAACTACGGCACAGCGAGAGTGTATCGGTTCAATGATTCGATTTTTAAAATTACAGGTAAAAATGAATCGGCAGTTATTAGAAAATTCCTCGATAAAACCACGCAGATACGGTTGCGCAGAGTTCGGATTTAAATAATCTGCCTCATCAATAATAATGACCTTGGGACCATTCGAATGCAATGATACCGAAGAAGCAAATTGGACAATGCGGCCGCGGAGATCGTCAATTTTACGCCCGTCATCAGAACCGTTAATGATAATATAATCAAGGCCGAGTGTGTTGCACATCGCACGTGCAACAGTTGTTTTACCAAGACCCGCGGTACCAGTGAGAAGCATGTTCTGCATCTCGCCAGAATCAACAATGCTCTGGAAAGTCTTTAAAAGACCATCGGTCAGAATGCAGTCGGCAATCTTTTGTGGGCGGTATTTCTCAACCCACAAGAATTCATTGGAAGTAGTCATAGTGTCTATTATACACCAGTGACAATGGTCTTGTAAACCTCTTTAATCTCAGAAGTTTCGTTTTCAAACTCCACAACATTCTGTTTATGGTACATCAGTGCGACCTTGCGAAATGTCTTAGTGGTAAGCTTGTATTTGTCCTCAAGTGCTTTTAGAATCTCACGGATCTGTTCCTTTTGTGTTTCCATCTCGGACATAGCTTCAGAGATTTGATCAAGGGCGGTGAGGATGGCTTTACGGTCTTCGGCCGAAGTAGGGATATTGCTCATAATAAAAAGTAGTGGGTTCTTTTACGACTACCCCACTAAAAGTCCGTACGGAATTAGAACAATTAAACTTAATTAGACGAAACCGGAAATTGTGCAATATTAGCCTCTTTGGTTCCGCTTGCAGCTTCCGCTGCTGGCGGTTTAGGAGTGCTGGCTTGCACAAATTCAGCGAACTTAGAGCGAAGGGCTCCAACAGCGGTGAGTTCCGAACCTTCAAAGGCTCCACGACGGGAGACAATATCGATTATCTGAACCACTGCTGCGAGGTCGTTTATAGCAAGTTGCGGTGCAACTGCGGGTTTCTGTTCCATTTGTTGTTCTGTGTTTGTAGTATCCATATATGTTGTTTCCTAGGTTTTCGACTTCTTAGGCGAACGTCGAAGATTTTTCCAAAGCAATCCAATACTCCACCGGGAGTGTAGTATGCTTTAGATGAGAGATGAGTTTTGAGCTAATCTCCATCGTGTAGTTACCGGTAACCATTTTCAGATTTGTGATAACCATGATGAACGAGAAAACCTCTTTACAAGCATTATTCTCATCCACCACGATTGAGTATTTATTCGCCGAAGCGTTCTTCACGTCGGTAATATGAATAATAATTAAACCATTTTTACCTTGAATCTCAAAGTTTGCATGGCCGAGAACGGCGGAAGCCCTACGAATCTTTTCGATGGTGTCCTCGGAAAGAGTAAAGGTTACTTCTGGATTTGGCATTGAGACCTGCTTTGATGGTGCAGTAAGCAATTCCATAGACGAATAAAAGTAACGGATAGAAATCTTACCATCGTTAATGGTAACAAAATCATCACTGAAAGACAGCTCAGGATTTGCTACAAGTGTGAGTGTGGAAAGGAATTCCTGTAGGTTATAGATACCGAATTGTCGAGGCATCTCCTCGGTGATGGTAGCCGATGCCATGATGTTTTTAGCATCGGCAATAGTTGCAATGGTATTGCCCGGCTTGAATACCATGTTGGAATTAATTTCCGAGAAATTCTTGAGGAGATTAAGTGTATTTTCTGATAGCTTCATAGTGTTATGATTTTTGTTT